ATGCACTGAGCATGCCGCCTCTTTCCCTGCAAAGTCCTACTAGTAGCCTCGATGGGGCTGAAACTTATGCATTGGGTCTAGTACAATCTGATCTAGGCAGCACACAACAACAACCAGTAGCACAACCAACCTAAGAGGACGTCATGAGCGACCAAGAGCAGGCAGTAGTTGCAGATAATCCTGTAGTTGAAACTCCTGTAGAAGCGCCAGCGGCTGAGCCAAAGCCGCAGAATCAGCTTCCCGAAGGCGTAATGCGCCGTTTTGGTGAACTGACGGCCGCACGACGTGCAGCAGAAGAGGAAGCCGCACGCCATCGCGCCGAAGTTGATCGCCTGAACGCGATGATTGCCCAACAGCAGCAGCCATCCGAGCAGCAGCAACAGCAAAACCCGATGAGCCACGCCAATATTGAGCAACTCGTCAATGAAATGGCGGAGCGCCGTGTTTCGGAGCGTCTCGCAGTGCAACAAACTCAACAAAAAGTCGCTGCCATCGAGGCAGCAGGCCGGGAAAAGTACGGCGATGAATTTGACCGTTCGGTTACCAATCTGCAAATGACAGGTATTGGTGGCCAGCACTTCCTTGATGCGCTGACCAGTGTGAAAGGTGGCGAAGCAGCGGTACGTTATCTCGGCGATCCATCGAACATTGATGAAGCCATGCGTATTGCCAACCTTCCGCCTATGCAAATGGCTCTGGCAATCTCCGAACTGGCCCCGAAGGCAGCAAAGCAATACGCCAAGCCAATTTCCAGCGCACCGGCTCCAATGCAAACGCTGGAAGGCGCCCGTGGAACCGTTGATGGCGAGCCAAACCCATCCGATACCGCTGCCTGGATGAAGTGGCGAAATGAGAACCGGAAAAGTCGCCGTTGACAACAGGCACTAATGTTGCCTAACATATAGGCATTAGGTCGAAGCGAACCGTCAATCGCTGAATTGGCCCGTTAAGTAAGTCTCCAGAGGGCAGAGACAGAGAGCGCGAAGCAATTCGCATCCTTGTTTTTACCTTTTGGAGTTCACCATGGCCAATAGCCTTTTGACAATAAACATGATCACCAACGAGGCGGTTCGTCTGTTCACCCAGACTAACGCTTTCCTGCGCACTGTCAACAAGCAATACGACGACCAATTCGCCCGTGATGGCGCGAAAATCGGCAACACTCTGCGTGTTCGCCTGCCGAATGACTATGTGGTCAACAGCGGCCCAGCAATCACCCCGCAAGGCACCAACGAGCAAAACACCACTCTGACCGTTGCCAACCAGAAGAACGTCCCAGTATCGTTCGGCACCGCTGAGCGTACTATGTCTCTGGATGACTACAGCGAGCGCATTCTGGCGCCAGCAGTCAATCGCCTGGCTGCTACCGTGGCCGCTGACCTGATGAACGTTGCGAATACCGCTTCCAACATCGCATTCAAGACCAGCGGCGGCAATCTGGTGTCTCCGGATGCCACTACCTGGCTGGAAGCTGGCGCGCGACTGGATCAGGCTCTGTCGCCGCGCATGGATCGTAAGATCATCATGGACCCGCTGACGCAGGCACGTTCTGTTGGATCCCTGGCTGGCCTGTTCAACCCACAGCGCAAAATCAGCGACCAGTACGAAACCGGTATGATCACTACTGATACCTTGGGCTTCGATTGGATGATGGACCAGACCACCAAGGTGCACACCGTTGGCACCTTCACCGCCGGCACCGTCAACGGCGCATCGCAGACCGGCAATACCCTGGTTACCAACGCGATCACCGGCACCCTGAAGACTGGCGACATTATCACCATTGCTGGGGTGAACTCGATTAACCGCCTGACCGGCGAAGATCAAGGCGCGCTGCAACAGTTCGTTGTGACTGCTGATGTGGCCAACGGCGCAACCTCGATCCCAATCTATCCGGCAATTGTCCCTGCCCCGGCAGCATTCAACACCGTGACCGCCTCGCCGGCCAACAGCGCTGCAATCTCGCTGGTGATGACTGCTGGTTCCAAGTACCGCCAGAATCTGGCGTACTATCCTGAGGCCTTCACCCTGGCCACTGCTGACTTGGTGATGCCAACCTCGGGTGTGGTTGAATCGGCGCGCGCTTCGTTCGACGGCGTTTCGATGCGTATGATTACGGCCTATGATGTCATGAGTGATAATCTCATCACAAGGATGGACATTTTGTATGGCTTTGCCGCAATCCGTCCGGAATGGGCGTGCATCGTCGCCGACGTACTCTAACGTATCGGAAAGAGGGGGGGCACGCAATCTAAGCGTGCCACTTTTAACAGTTTCTCCTTTAGGTTGGAGTTGGCCCGTAGTTAGGGCCTTTTTTATAGACGAGGTCACGAATGAAACCGGGTGAAAATATGTACAACTTCACAGCAGAATACAACTTTGTCGAGTACCCGAAATGGGTGACCTTGGCAAATGGAAGCGCTGTGCTGGTTCACAATGCGAACGAAGAGTCGGTGCTGACTGCACCTGACGAGCAAGATGAAGATTTGCTAGGAGGTGAGTCCACCGCCCGTGCTGCCCTGTTCGATGAAGCGCGCGCGCTGGGACTTGATCCGCATCACCGTACCGGCGAAGCAAAGCTGCTGGAAATGATCAAACTCGCACGAGGTGAGTAAGGGCTACCTTCAACAATAGCGCTGCATACAGTATCCTCTACAGCCAGTCCGGCATCCTCTACAAGCAGACCAAACCGCAGGCTGTCGGTGTGACTGCACGCACTGCTGGTACTTCATTTGTTATTACCTCGTTTGACGCTACGGATACTTCCGTAGTGGCCTACGAAATCTTCGAACCGGCGCCTTAATCATGAGCAGCCCACTCCCAACCACGCCAGGCGATATCATCGCTTAGGCCCTCAAGATGGCAAACGTCCTGGGCGTGGGCCAAACGGCGACTGCCGAAGATTCGAACGACGCGTTTAACCTTCTGAATATGATGATGGCGCAGTGGCAGCGCCGCCGTTATATCGTCTATCAGTTAGTGACGACGAGCAAGCAGGCCACTGGTGCCCTGTCGTACACAGTTGGGCCGGGTGGCGACTTCGATATCCCGCGCCCGAACAAAATCGAGTCGGCTTTCTTCCGCATGCAAAGCGCAACGGTCTACCCTGTTGACTACAACTTGGTGATTCTGCGCGCAAAAGAAGACTACAACCGGATCAGCCTGAAGACGCTGAACGCTTTCCCACAGTATGCGTTCTACGACAGTGGAATGCCGATGGGTAATCTCTACATTTGGCCGGTCCCGAATAACCAGTATGAGATTTTTATCACCACGTTCCAGCAGATTCAAAAGTTCAACACGCTGGCCGATGTGATTACGCTGCCAGAGGAATACAAAGCCGCGCTGATGTACAACTTGGCGTTAGAACTATATCCAATGTTCGGGCTGCCGGTGAATCCCATGGTAGAGAAGAAAGCTGCGGCTACGCTCAACATTCTGGAAGCATCGAATACACAGATTCCACGCTTACAGATGCCGGCGAATTTGCAAGGGCGTCCTGGCACATACAACATTTACGGGGATTTCATGGTCGGAACAACAAACTAAATGCATTATGTAGATTTTTATGGCAATATGTAGACTTTCATGTCTGGAGAAAGTAATGCGATTGCCATATAGAGAAGATTTGACTGGGAAAGTGTTTCATGAACTTACTGTTCTTTCCTATTCTCATAACCACAATAATTTTTCGTACTGGAATTGCAAATGCAATTGTGGAGTTGAGAAAAAGATCATTGGAATCTCGTTAAAGTCTGGTAATACAAAAACATGCGGCCACTGGAAAGCGGAATTCCTGAAAAAGAGAGCGACGCATGGGAAATATGGGACGCGACTATATCGTGTTTGGGGTCAAATGATTCAGAGATGCACAAATCCGAATAGTAAGGCCTTCCCAAACTATGGCGGAAGAGGAATAACTGTGTGTGAAAAATGGAAAGATTTTTCTGTTTTTGAGTCAGATATGGCTTCTTCGTGGAAGGATGGTCTTACTTTGGATAGAGTCGATAATTACGAGGGATACAGTAAAGAAAACTGCCGATGGGCAACCCCAAGTGAACAAATACGTAATCGTCGTCCACGTTCCGAATGGAAGAAAAGTAGCAAATAATGGCTAAAATCCCCCTCATCACTGGCGCCTACACAGCAAAATCGGTCATCGCATCGGCCCAGCGGTGCGTGAATCTGTACATGGAAAAGAATCCACAGGATTCCACATTCCCGACTACGCATTATCCGACTCCCGGCCTCGTCCTGCTGACCACATCTCCCCAAAAAAGCTGGCGCAGCCTGTACTTGGCCAACAATGGTGTGTTGTTTGGTGTCTGTGGAAACGCTCTCTATACCATTTCCGCTGGATGGGTTCTGACACAGATCGGAACCCTCAGCACCAATGCCGGCCTCGTAAGTATGGTGGATAACGGCACTACGCTGATGATTGTTGACGGAAATAACAGCGGCTACACTGTCGCCCTGGCTAGCAATGCTTTCGCTACGATTGCCGATTCTGCTTTCTATGGAGGGGCTACGATCCAGTTCGCAGATGGATTCTTCATCCTGCCGAAGCCTCTTTCTCTGGAGTTCTACATTTCATTGAACTTCCAAGCCGTATTCGATGCTACCGACTTTGCGTCGAAGACTGGTTATGCAGACAAGCTCGTTACCTTGGTGGTGACGAAGCGCTACATTTACCTGCTTGGCACCGTAACAAGTGAAGTCTGGTACAACCAGGGCGGCACTCAATTCCCGTACTCGCGAATGCCGGGCGCATTCATCCAGCATGGTTGTGTTGCCCCCGCATCAGCCGCACAAGTTGATGGCCAAGCCTATTGGCTGAGCCAGTCGCCACAAGGGAATTGCATTGTCGTCCGAAGCCAGAACTATGATGCAGCTCGCATCAGTACTCACGCGCTGGAAAATGAATTGCAGTCCTATCCCTCGGTAGCTGATGCGCAGGCCTTTACCATGCAAGTAGAGGGGCATTTCTGGTATGTACTAACACTCCCCTCTGCGAATAAAACTTGGGTCTATGACCTCAGTACGGAGCAGTGGAACGAATGGTTGTGGACCGATGCAAATGGGGATCTCAATCGGCACCGATCCAACTGCTATGCATTCGCTTTTGGACATGGCTTGGTGGGCGATTGGGAAAACGGAAACTTGTATCGAATTGACTCAACAGTGATGACCGATAATGGTGGGCCAGTGTCCCGCATTAGGGGATTCCCACACATTGTGGATGATGATGGCGGCCGCATCATGTATCGTGAGCTGATAGCTGATTTCCAAGTGGGTGAAGGCGATGGTCACAAAGATACACCAGTCTCCTTGCGATGGTCAGACACCAAAGGAAAAACGTGGAGTAATCCTATCGAGGCAAATTTGGGCTTGGAGGGTGATTATCTT